GACATTTTACTTAATATTAAACTGTTCTTTTTAACCCCAAACTCTTTGCATACTTGATTGTATAGCCCACGGGTACCGTATTTTACCGTACCCAATAATGTTATACGAATCGATACCGATACGGTTACATTTGGTACACACGTCNAAACTATCNTCAATGATNGAGTCTAAGGCAAGACTTCGACAGATTTCATGTTTCTCAATTTCGTGATCCGTATAACTATTGGTCATGATAAGATCATCGAAGGTATTAGGGAACCAGTATTCGAGCCATTTCTCGGTTTGATCACGCGCGTAACTTTGGCGACCCGTGACGATATACATTTTATCGGCGTGTTTGCGTAAATACCCCATTTGTTTACACACACCCGGGATCGGTTTAAGTTTCGCGAACGCCTCGGATTCGTAAAAATCATGGACCATGTCACGCGATTGGGTTTCGGTAATATGGAACATATCTTTATATACGTACGGGTACTTTTGGGCGGTCGGCATTTTGTATCCACGGAACTTTGCCATAGGTCTTACGAACGAGACGAGGACTTCATCGATATCAATAGCAACTCTTTTCATTTAAATAATACTATAAAAAAATCTCTAACTGTGTTTTTTGTGATTGAAATTTTTATTCAGGTATAGTAGAGTATGGCGGATAAAATACCCGTCGTCGACTATAGCCGAATGGAACGACTCAAACCTCCAGAAAACACAGTTATACCTCTAAACGCAAATACACTGTGTTTATTTTTAATAATTGCGACCGTTATTGGTTTGTATAAACGCCACGTCGATATTAATAAAGATCGCGAACGACGTCGTATTTGATACATTCGTTAGGGTCTAAGTATATGTCGCGTTTCATGAGTTTCTTAAGTTGTTTATCTGGAATAGACGTCTTTTCAAGGTACGTTTTCTTAACCATATCCATGAGTTTATCACACATTTTCATTTCATCCTTAACTTCCTCGTATTTCCCCCAAAACCCGGTCGTGGATATTTGGTGTATAAGAACGTGTGCGTTCTTACCAATAAGACGTTCATGTCCACCTAAAAGAAGGAACGTTGCTGCCGAGCAGCACTCACCTTGTGCGATCGTGATAACCTTAACGCGAGATTTTTCGAGGATGTTCATTGCACTCAGACCCGCGAACAAATCACCACCTCCGCTACATATATGTATCCGAATAACGGGTTCGTACCCCATAAGTTCCGCCTTTTGTTTAAGAAGTTTGATTTCGAGTTTTTTAAACTCTTCTACAAATTCGAGAATATCCTCGTTCGTGATTTCACCGTAGTATAATATTTCATTACCGATAACACGTGTGATTTTAAATTCATCATCATCATCCATGTTAGTGGTTGTAGACATTCTTTTACTTTCATTTTGATATTTCTTCTTTAATCAACTTTTTTATTTTTGTAACTTCGCGTTGTTTAAGCTTATTTTGTATCGCTAAATGATTCATTACATCGAAATCTTGGGGTGTTAAATTATATTCTTTAAATTTAGAAACGTCTCCCATCTGTGCATACATTCTAAATAACATAAACTCTTGGTGTTTAAAATTAGAAGAAGACTGTACTTGTATATTTCTAATTTTCTGTTGTCTCATTTTTTGATTACCGAACTTTGTCCAAAACTTCCCCGGGCGTATATTTTCCGGATATAACTTTTTAGTAAAATATATTTTAGGTATTTTTATCGCGTTTAATGCAAAAAAAGGCATGGTTTCCCAATTACCTTTATACATATTTACGTCGTAAAAATCTGCATCTGATAATGCTTGTGTTATTTTGTCGGCGTTATCGTCTATCGCATCTATATAATTTTCTTGAATAGCCGACCAAATGTGACCATGTTCATGTAAAGAATCTGTTATATTTATAGTTTCATCACTAGATAAAACATCATTGATAATGTCTTTCGGTGTTTTAAAAATATCTTTTTCACACGGAAAATCTAAATAATAAAAAAAATTATTTATATTTCCTTGACACATTGTAGCGGCTTGTTTACAATTAGGGTGTGATGGTTTAAGGGACATTATTTCTTCTTCACTTTTTTTAGGTATAATAATTGTAACGAAATTGTCGATAAAATAAACATTTTTTGATGTTACAACTATAGGTTTATTTGTTAGTTTATCACCGTTACATATGGTCTCGATAATCGATTTATAAACGTGTATATCACTTTCGTAATCTTCTATATAACTATACATATTTGATTTTTTTATCGTATCCATAAATATATCTTTTTTTCTCAGAGTCTCATCCCATATTTCTATACTATTTGATTCATCTAAAACTTCATTTAATATAAAAGTTTTACCAAACCCGGATTTTCCACATAAAAAAACGTTTTTACCTTCGTTTAAATATTGTTTAAGTTTTTTAATTTCATGTTCATGGAGCGTTAATACATTTTTCTTTTTTTCTTTTTTTATTATAACAAAGGAATTCATGTCGTCGGATGAAGGAGATGATCTCGCTAATCAGGCTTTAGATATTATTTTAGATAATAACGTTCTTCAAGATCGTGTAATAAACCCCTTTAAAAAGAAAATTATTCCTTATATATTTTGTATTGGTTTCTTTAACTTAACCATGTTTATTATGATTGTTTATCTCTCAAATCGTCTATCGAAGATTCTGTAATATCAGTTTCGTCTTTGGGTATTTCAGTCACAACTTCCATAAGTTCAGTTCTTCGCCGTATTTCTTTCATGAGATCACCTTTCAAACTAACGATACCTTTATCTTTTAGTTCAGAAATTTCATTTATACGTTGTTGTTTACCTTCTATATCAGATTTTATTGTTTTCTTAGCCGTTTGAATATTACCGCGTATATCTTCGAGTTCTTTTTTAAGTTCTCGTTTTGCCACACCTCCTACGGCATCTTTCAATTTCGTAATAATTGTATTTTCAGCTATAGCCTTGAATGGTATGATAGGTTGTATATGCATAATCTCTGGTTTGAAGAATGCGTTATCATCTGGAAACTCGCGTTCAAACGCATCTATCATTTTNTTNGGTACATTTGGCGATTGTTCTATTAAACGATCGTATTCTGTTCGCATNTTTTCNATCATATTTGTACCACTTAGTGTTCGTTCGGTAAGTGGGAGTGTAAGTTCGAGACGTATTGTTCGTGAAATTTTACCGTATTGGACAGAAGCAACGCGGTGACCTTCCATGAGTTCGTTAATTTTAAGAAATTGCATGATCGTCGTTGCGATTGCCGTAATAAGATTAAGTCCACCAATGGCCGATGGTACAAACGGTTGTACTGTAGGCGGAAAAGTTTCCTGTGCAAAGTTAGCAGTACCTGTAACTGTACTTACAATTATGAGTGGTATTGTAAATTTCATACTCAAATTTTTGTATGAACAGTATGCCTGGTAGTGCATGTACCTATAACACGCCGCGGCTTCACCCCAGGCCTTTAATATTTTCTCCTGTTGTGGATGCCATATTTTAGGCAGTTTCTTTTCTTCGTTCATACTAATAGATATGAACATTATATTTTTTATTCATTTACTTTTGTTCATAACAATGTTAGTAGTTCCATTTATGAAAAATAAACAAAACTTAGAATTTTATTCACTTTTGGTACCTTTTATTTTTTACCATTGGTCGGTGAACGATGATACATGTGCATTAACGCAAATGGAAATGGCTGTTACAGGAAATAAAAAAGAAGAAACTTTTTTTGGACGCGTTGTTGGGCCTATATACAAAATGGATGATACATCTGCCAATAATTTATTAAAAAGTCTTTTATTCTTTTTATGGTTACTTGTACAGTTTAGATTAAAACGAATTGACTTTTCTCCATTTTTAAATCGGATAAAAAATATACGTAGATATAAATGAAGATTACCAATAAGAATAAAACAAAAATCTTATTCGCTACTGTAATTTTACTCACGGCAACTATTGTGTACCAATTTTACAATCCAATAATTATTAAGAAACGAGAACAAGTTCCGGTAAAAGTTCAAGTACCCATCCAAGTACCAATACGTGTTCCAGTTGAGACGGAATATAGAGATCCACCTATCAAACAATACAAACCTGGACACGTTCAACAAATGGGAATACTTACAGGAACGGACGAAGAAACTTTACCTTTATACGGTAAAGAGGTTCGTGGGAGACGCGACAGGTACCATTATTATACAGTCACACCGGGTGATCAGAAATACCCACTTCCTATAACACATAATGCGCGCGATTGTATGGAAGATATCGGGTGTCAGGAATTCTATGGTAATGAATCCGTTTCGGTATTAGGACAAACGGGTACATTCCAGGCTAAAATGTATAGAACGGATAATTTTTTTTAAATACTAATATTTAGAAAATAAAATTATAAAACAACACGATAAAGAAATCATACATGAAATTCCATCCATAACCATTCCCTTAGTTTTACACCCTTTTGAGCATTTTTCTATAGGTTTACCCCCAATTGTTATATTTTGTAATACGAGACATTTGCATTTATAGTGTTTTATCATAGATACTATTATACATAAAAAACATAAAAATAAAATTTTCTGTAAACGATCCATCTTTTATAGTACGTCAATATAATTTTATTGGTTAATATAAATGAAGATCGATTCGTTAAAAGCCGAAGCGAAGCGACTTGGTATTCGTGTAACAAAAAAGATTAAGGGTAAACGCGTACCCTTAACTGAAAAGGAGCTCGATATGAAAATTCAAAGACGACAGGCACCAGCTTTGGAAATACAGGTTCGACAGACAAAAAAACTTTTACGTACGTGTAGATCCATATTTAAAAATATGGGTGGAGTACCAAAACCAAAGAATAAATCTGTAACACCAGTTCGACGTTTACCAGTTCCACCACCACCACCTCCATTTCCAACCCGAGTTATAAAACGAGACCCCGGTGCGAATTTAATGACCGCTTTAAAAGCAAATCTTAAAAAACGTGGTATTAAAGAAAAACTAAACCAAATTTCTTAGATATTTTTTTTTTGGCACTTACCATATCAGGTTGGCTCCAAAGAAGCCATCTCGACCAAAACCCAGCGGTATAAAAACCTGTTTTACTCCAGTTTTCTTTATCACTTTTAGTAACATCGAGCATATTTACATGAACGAGTTTAGGATCATTTTGTTTTTGTACCATATGTGGAACATACCCACCATGTCTCGTTACATAAGAACGCATTCGTATAGGATTTTTGTGTATCGTATAATCTGAATACCCTCTCGCGCCAAAATCAACAATCTTACCGTTCTCAAAAGTTACTCTGAACTTTTTATCAAACCTTGGACTCTTTTTTAAACGAACTCGGGTCATTTATTATACATTTATAAAATTATTTATTAATTTTTATACTAAAGGAAAATTCTAGCAGAAAAACATGTTAATTGTCCATTCTATATTGGAGTAAATTGAGTATGTCTAAGAAATAATCGAGCGATGCATCTATGAAATCACCTCCATAATTCTTTTTTAATATATTATTCGTATCAAAAACGACGAATAAGGCAAATAGTAACGACCCTATCTTTGCGTATTTCTTTTCACCGGGGCTAAAGAGACGCGCGAGTATGAGCGCTAAGAGACCAAAGAATAAAAGTATACCGAGTGGTCTTAGATCGAATCCAAACTGTACACTAAGAAGACCTAGTATAAACATACCTATGAATATAGTAACAACTTCTAAAAGTGCCTCTTTTATGTTAGCTTGTGGTGAAAGGTAAGCACCCATGAGAATTGATATCATGGTGAATAGACCAAACTTAAACGGTAAACTTAATTTAGCAAATACAAGTACTAAAAATAAACCTAATAAAAGGAGTAAATTAAACAGTGTATTTCTTGCCATGTAATCACTATAAGATGGACTATCTATGACGGTTTTTGCGGATTGGTACGTGACGAGACCCTGGAAAATAAGGTTTGCAAATACAGCACTCATGAAAGGTGCTTTTGACTGTATCACGTTCATTTATAATTGACAAAGATAATTTTCACCGCGACGTTTTCTTTTTATTAAAACAATTCCGAGGACGAGTGATATTAACCAACATTGAAATTCGGATAATCCGTAAGGTTCTTCAATCATAAACATTTTTAATTGTATACTATACTATTTATTGCTTTATCTTATTTTGTAATCGTGTGAGTGTGTAGTGGTGGTATAAGTGTACACCCGATAAGAATAGGGATACGTACACAAGTGGGTTTTGTCTAGCACGTTTATCGAGCAATACGAGCAATGCTAATGTTAAAGTTATCACACTTGGCATACTGAACAGAAATATTTGTGTATCGGTTAAACCAACAAAACGTTTTTCTAACGTATTAACATTTTCTGTCTGTTCTGGTGCGTATTTTTCGAGTTTAGGATATCCTGGCATTTATTATACACACATAAAAAAATGTGGATTTTTATGATATCAATACTATTGATATTAAACGATTATATCAAAACCCCTATAGATAGACTGTATTTTCAAACTCCTTTACGTCCCCTTGTTGGTATACGTAATTCACTCGTCGATCTATTTTTTTATAAACCACATTATTCTGTTTACGAGTTTAGGAGTTTATGTACAGTACAAAATCATTTTATTGATATAAAAAACGAATATGATACAATACACAAGTATATACAAAAATACTATTTTCACGACCTTGATCCATGGTTTGAATATAATGAAAATTATTATTACTACAAAATACAGGATTTTCCTGAATTAAACACATTCTTAAAAACTGTACCATGTATCGAACATGCTATAATCGCGGTTATGGAAGGACCAATGTCAATACCGGCACATCGCGCCGAGAGTAATTTACAGTTACGGTACCATTTAACAATAGAAGGAACAAGTAATATCACTACAGATATTGACATTCACAAACACGAGCCTAGTGAATATATTTTATTTGATCATTCACGATATCATAGCGTGAATAAGACTGATAAGGGAAAACGCGTGGTTTTAATATTAGATATAAATAGATTTTAAAGGTGGTTTCGACAAACGGCCATGTACATTTCTTTACCACCTACGAGTTCAACTTTATCGCTATTAACTATACGTTTCGTAAAAGGACCATGTGTTCCATCCATACATTCCATACACATAGCAGTTAATTTGAAAACTTTATCAGCGAGTGGTATACAATCTAAAATTTCACCTATTTTTTCCTGTTTATAATCACCATCGAGACCTGTTAATATAACTGTTTTACTTCGTTTAAGTGCTTCTTCTACAAATTGTCTTAGACCTGTAAAAAATTGTGCTTCGTCTATGGCTATAACGTCTACTTTTTTGTAATCGAGTGTTTTAAGATTATTTGTTTTTACACAATCAAATTTCATGTTATCATGTGTTCGTAGAACATGTTCTAAACACCGCGTATCTTTACTCGAGTTTATGACGAGTATACTTTTTCCTATAACCTCATACCTTTTTAAACGTCGAACGAGTTCAGACGTTTTACCCGAAAACATGTTCCCCATTATGATTTTCAAACTCATTATTAATTAGTATTGAACTTATACTTTTAAATATATTCTCAGGATATAGTAGAACAATGTTCATTTATATATTATTTTTATTAGCTTTATTATTGAATGGTTTAATCGGATATACCGCTTCGTATAAAAGGAGTGTGAAAGAAGGTGAGCCTGTATACGATTTAGGATTTAACCTCTTACCAAATTTACAAAAATATGATTATTTAGGTGATTATGCGTTAATCATTCCTATACTTTTTGTTCTTTTTTCATGGGGATCGTGGAAAACGTCAAAACGTGAAAGTTTTTTAACAATGTTCATTTTGATGTATACGTTTAGGTCATTATCAAATTACGTAACGACATTACCTTCGTCTAAGGAATGTAAATTAAAACCACCGTTCGGTTTTTGTAACGATTATATATTTTCTGGGCACGCCACAGTTAATATAATATCATCGTATTACGTAGGTTTACCTTTATGGCCGGTATGGCCGATAGTAACGTCTTTGTTTTCCGTGGCTTCTAGAGAACATTATTCAGTCGATCATGTTATTGCGTGGCTTATTTTTGCTGCTTTTAAGTGTGAAATATAATATTTATATATTTAAATGACCTTTAATACGTACGTTATAAATTTGGATTCACAAAAGAAACGATACGAAGTTCAGGAAAAGAAACTTAACGAGGTTGGTATTTATCCTACGCGTATAAGTGGATATAAATTTGAAAACATTGGCAAAAGTGAAATAAAAAAACATTTTAGTTTCATATTTACGGTGGATAGTTTTGCATCTAGATCTGCTATCGGGTGTACGTATAGTCATATACAGACACTTAAACACTTTTTAGAAAATGATCCATATGACGTTGCTTTAATAATGGAAGATGATGCTTTTCCTTTATTTACTAACATTGTTCAATTGGAAAATAAACTCGAAAATATAGATTGGGACTATTTAAGTTTACACTGTGATGGTATTTGTCCTAAAGACGGTGGTAAATCTGGTTTATTATCTGGTTCCACTGCGGCATACTTTATTACACGCGAAGGTGCNAANAAAATAATAAACTATAAACATTCTTTTCATTATGATGTACAAACAACAACAATGAAAAACTTGGATAAAAAAATTGACGATAAAAATTCGTTTTGGACGGATGAAAACGCTAAAATGAGTGACGAATTGAGTACGAATAGGTACAAAAGGTATTGTCATAAAGTGTATGATAAAATTACGGATAAGGTAGTGAATAGAGGTGAGAAAACCGCTTGTCACTATAAGGATTATCGCATGTTTAGAATACCTGTATTAGGTTACGAAACATCTGTAGAAGATTTAATTATATTTCTGTTGTTTATTTTAATCAGTTGTACAGCTTTTATCGGCGTAAAACGCATAAAAAGTAGTAAAAAATAGTAACGAACCCATTAAATAATTTTGTTTTTTGGGAAAGAGTGCGAGTAAAGCGATATTTATAAACAAAATGTAAATGTAAAAAAATTGTATATATTCTTTGGGGTGTCTCGACATTCTTTCTAAAGTAATACTTCCTGGATAAGAAACGAATACTGCGTTTACATTTTCTTTTTTATCGAATGGACTAAAATTCTTAAAAATTAGTTCTTTATCATCAACTTTTATGAAATCATATTTTTTACATAAGTCATTCAAATTATATTGGTCATCTTGACACTTTGGTTTTAAAGTTTCTTTTAATAAAATTGTAAGATGTTTAACATAACCCATATACATACCACTACTTGCAACATGTTTATTATCACACTTAGGAAATCCAAATCCTGTGTCAAGTATATCAGGGTGTTTTGAAACAAGTATTTTACAATTGTAACTCTCAAAAAGACTTTTAACGTTTGAAATATCTTTATTTATTATTGTATCAAACCCATCGAGGAAAACAATTATATCGTCGTCTTTTTTCGTTTCCATGTATTCCAAAACACCTTTGTATTTGTCCAAGAACCCATTCCATTTCTTACCCATACCAATAACTTTTACTTTAACACCGTGGTCGTTATTTATAAGTTGTTCAAACATACCAACTGATTTATTCGCGTATGTTACTACTTCTACTGACATTATTACAATGTATATATATTTTAATTAAATTTACATTTTTTATAAAAAATAATATACATTATAATACATAAAATACAATGAATCTGTATATTTCTATTTGAAAATATTTCTAACATATCTCTTTTAATTTTGAACGGTCTTGCTTCGTATATTGGGTTAAAATGTGTATCAACAATTATTTCATCGAAGTAACTGTTGAAATGTATATGTTCGATAT